CCAGCATCGGCACCCTCCGCCTCGGCAATCTTGGCGATCATGGCGTCGGTCTTGATGTTCCGGGGCAGGTTGAGCCCCAGGGCGGCGGCGCGGGCGAACAGGGCGGGTCGGTCGGTGCCGGCCGGGGCAGCTCCGGTGGCTTCCGTTTCGGCGGGGGCCGGGTCCGGCGGCTGAACGGGGGTTGCGGGGGTCGGCTTGGTATCCGCGGCCGGGTCCTGCTGGTCCACAACCTCAAAGCGATTGGTGTCGGCGGCCATGGCGGCCGAGTACGGGTAGAGGTAGCCGTCAGACTTGAGCTTGCAGAACTTCATGGCGCGGTTCCGGTTGGTTGATGGTTGAGGAAGAAGCGGCGGGGGAAGGAAAAGGAGGGAAACCTCCCCCCGCCGCCGGCAGGAACTCAAGCGGCGGACCGGTGGTTACAGTTGGTCGCTGTAGTCCACCAGCGTCGCCTTGATGCGAACCTTCAGCAGGTTCGTCGCGGCGTCGTCGTGGCCGGTCAGCCGGATGTCGTCGGCGGCCGCGTAGTACTTGGCGGTGGTCGCGGCGGCCAGGGTGGCGCCGGTGGCGTCGGCCTTGACGGCGGTCAGGAACTGGGTGGCGCTGGCGGAATCGCCGATGCCGAACGTGTCGTTGGCGCCTTCCGCCGTCTCGATGACGCACACGACATCCTTGACCACGTGCTTGGCCGGGATGTTGATGAGGCTGACGCTTTCGCCGGCCGCCAGGTTCTGCACGGCTGCGTCGAAGAGCTGTTCCAGGACATACGATTTCCGGCCGGATGCGGCCGGGAGCTTGGTGTTGCCGCCGGTGGCGACGGTGTAGGTGGCCTTTGCCATGAGAGTTAAATCCTTACGTTACGTTTTGCGGTTTGGTTTCTGGTAGCGGTTCGGGTTTGGTCTTAGGTGTTTGGGTTATGGCGCCCGCGGCCCCGGTGTTACCCGGAACCGCGGGCACCGTGGCGGTTACCCCTTCGAGACGTGCGCGTGGACCAGGCCCTCGGGCTTGGTGACCTTCCAGCCGTAGACCTGCAAGCCTTTGTAGAGCTTGCCGAAGCCGTACGGGTTGGAAACCACGTCCGATTCGGTGATCTGCGACGCGAAGGTCAGCGCGGACGGGTGGCCGGCGACGATCTCGTCACAGGTGGTCACGTTGTCCACGCTCTGGGCCTGGAGGTTGCTGCCGAAGATCGTGAAACGGTCGATCATGCCCAGGCGCCCGTTGCGCAGGACGGAGGTGCCGTCACCGGTCAACGACGCGTCCTTGAGGTCGGACTTCTTGATCATGCCGGACAGGAAGGGCGGCAGGATCAGCCAGCGGCCGGTTTCCGGAACGCTCTGCTCATCCAGCACGCTGCCCATGTCCGCGATCAGGTCGAGGATGTTCGACTTGGTCGCGGCATACGGGGTGCCGGTGGTGCCCAGGTTGTAGACCGCCCGCTTGGCACCGGCCGTCGCGCCCTTGTTCTTGGCGTGGGCAAAGGTGTAGAGCGTCGAGAACACGGTGCTCTCAACCGCGATCTTCATCTGTTCGGAGGCGTCCTGGCTCCAGGAGTTCACCGCGTCGATGTCCATCTGGGCGGCATCCACGGCGTCCAGGACGAACGCCCAGTACTTGCCGTAGTCGATGGTCAACGAGATGGGGTCGGAGTTCGGGAGCTGGAAGTCGAGGTTCTGGCCCTTGACGTAGTCCTTGATGGCGATGTTCGGAACCGTGCGGATCTTGACTTCCTGGCCGGCCTTCTTGATCTCACCTTCGTAGTCGGTGTTCGAGATGGCGGCCAGGATGCAGGCGTCGTAGAACTTCTTCAGCAGCTTGCGGCTGAAGACGACGGGGATCTGATTCCCGTTGTAGTTGGGGTGGTTGGCGGCGGTGGCTACGGCCATGGTGTGAATCCTCTAAGTGTGAAACGCCGCCCGTAGGCGGTCAGTCGGGTTGAACCCGTCCTTCCGCGTAGGCGGCGTCGATTTCTTGCTCAAGGCGCGCGGCCTCGGCGGTCGGGTACCGCTTCTTCGTGATGTTGCTCACGATGGTGTCCACTTCGGACTGGCGATACGTCCGCTTCGGCGGTGCCGGCGGTCCGCCGGCGGGACGAGGCACAACCTGTTGCGCGAGGGACGGGCGTGCCGGGGGCGTCGCGGGAGGCGGCGCCGCGGGGGCGTTTGGCGGGGTGTCCGCCTGATTGGTACCCTTGAACTTGGTGAAGAACTTGGCGCACTTCTCCACGTCACCCGCGGAATAGGCGGCATTGAGCAGGGCCTGGCGGGGAAGTCCGGACAACTCATCCGTCTCTTCCAGCCACTCGAAGAACCCGGTGCCGTCCTGGTTGATTTCCTTCCAGTCCGGGACCTTCTCCGTCAACTGAAGCTTGAACCTCTCGTGGGCGGCCAGCTTGACCGAATCGGCAACCGGCTGCACCGCGGCGTCCACGATCTGGCGTGCCTGCTCGCGGGCCGTCTGTGCGACAGCCACCATGAGTTGCTCGCCAAACTCTTTCCGCCGTTCCTCGGGGATCATGGCAATCAGTTCTTCGGGGGTCTGCGGGGCGGCCGCCGGCGGCTGGGCCGTCCGGGTCCGCAACTGCTCATTCTCGCCTTCCAGCTCGCGGATCCGGCGGGACAAGCGCGGCACTTCGGCGGCGTATTTGCCCTGGAGGACCTTGTGAGCCTGTTCGAGTTGCGCAAAGCGCGTTTCCAAGTCTGCGGCCGGCGTGGGCGGCGTCTGTGTTGCCGGAGCGGCGGGAGCCTCGGCCGGGGCCGGGGTGTTCCTGCCAGGTTCGGCAGCAGGCGCGGCGGCCGGCGGCGCATTCGGATCGGGGGCGGCAGCCGCGGAGGGCTGGGCGTTCTCGGTCAGCATGCGGTCGGCTTCGGCGTCGGCGTCCATCACTTGTTTCGGGATACCCATCGTTCTACTCTCCTGGTGAGCCCTTCTGGTCTTCGTCCCTGCGCCCCGGAGCCCCTGGCCTTGGGGTCTTCCGGTAGAAAGCGAGTTCTGAGCCGACTACGGGTGTTCACCTCCGTGAATACGTTTCTTTTCCATCACGTCCCGCGCGGTGTTCGCATGGGACAGAAAAGCGTCAATCAGGCCGGCGGCGCCCTGGGCCCGCCGGATCGTCACGGCGTCGCGCGCCGTCGTCAGGGTGGCGCGCTCATCGGCCAGGTTCTCACCGAACCATGCCTTGACGGCCGCGAAGTCCGCGGATTGGTCCAGTCGCGCCAGGGCCGCCAGCACGTCGTCATTGGGTGGGTTCATGGCGCGGCTCCCGTGGATGGCGGGGCGGATGCGGCGGGGGCGCCCTGGGGTTCACCGGGGCCGGCACCAGCAGGAGGGGGTTGCCCCGGACCTTGCCCAGGAGCGGCTCCTGGCGGGGGCTGGCTGGCGGCGGCAATCAACTTCTGGTCCAGCGCCTGCTCGCTGGGAACAACCTTGTCCGTGGGCAGGTCCAGCGCCTGGGCCACCGCGCGCAGCAGCCGGGCCCGGCCCTGAATGCCGATGATTTGCAGGTCAACCGGGTTGTTCGTGTTGTTCAGGAACTCTTGCCGGCGTGCCTGCATCTGTTCCTTGACGATCAGGGCCAGGGAACCGCGGGCCACGATCCGGCAGTCCCCCAACATCTCCTGATCGTCCGTGTGCGTGATGATGTGGACATAGAACCGCTCGATCATCTGGCGGGTAATGCGGCGGTCAATGTCGGCAATCGCCACCCGCAGCCGCTTGGCGGTGTTGCTCATCAGCATGGACAGGCCGGAAGCCGTCTGGCCGGCGCCGCCCGCCTGGTCCTGGCCGTAGGCGTAGCGGGGAATGCCGCTCACGTCGTCCAGGATGTCTTGGAAGAACTTGAATCCGGCAATGAATTCGTTCGTGTAGCTGGTGGGCTGGAAGAACTGAATGGGCGGCATGTTCCCGGCGGTTCGCTTGAACAGCCAAATCTTCCAGGGGTGCAGGTGGGATACGTTCTGTCCGGGCAGCAGTTGTTCCGCGTCCGCGGCAACCTGGGGGCCGCTGCACATGGCCTGGTTGTTCTGGTAGGCGCGGGTCTGCGAGTTCATGATCTGCTGCCCGTCCTTGATGATCTCCGGCAGGGCCTTGCCCCACAGGGACCCGGGAACGCGGCAGTAGGAAGCGACGTAGTACGGGCGGCGGCCGAGCAGGTCCGGATTCAGCATGGCTGTGATGACATGGTTGCCCACCACCACGGCCTTGATTTCGTACTCGGCCGCGGGGTCTTCGACATTGAGCCCCCAGTCAATCAGCATCTGACCCGAGACGGACCCCCAGAACTCCAGCGTTTCAATGGTCACGTCGGAATGCGTCTTCTGTTGGATGGACGTGCGCCCCTCCAACTGGTCGCGGCTGGTGTCAACGGCCTGGTTGGTTGAGAAGCCGGAGGCGCCGTGTTCCGCCAGGGCCTTGTCCAGTTCCTCCTGGTTCACGCCAGCCACGCCGCGGTATTCCTGAAGCGTCTTGCGGGTCAGCTTCTGGCGTTCGATCAGGTAGTAATCATTCACGTCGCGGGAGTTGGGGGAGGGGTAGAAGTCCAGCGGATCAATCCGTTCGATCTCGCGGACCAGTCGTTCCCTGGCAACCGGCCGGCCGTTTTCGTAGGCCAGCACCTTGCGGTTACGGACCACCGGGCCCTTGATGATGGCGGATGGCGCCGCGGCGAAGTCGTCAATGAAATCGGCGAGCACGTCGTAGTAGTGCGCTTCCACCAGGTCGTCTTCAATCTGCTTCTCAACGTTCTTGGCGCGCTTGGCGGCCTTCTCGTTGAGGGCTTCAATCGCGCGGTCCCGCAGTTCGCCGGCCATGGCAAACGCCTGGTCCGGTGTCAACGGCTGGCCCGCGGTGGTTGATTGACGGAACGCCTCTTCGACTTGGCCAACGATTTTCTGCACCTCGTCGTCTGGCAGGTCGGGAATGGGGGTGGGGCTGATTTCCCACGGCTTATCGTCCGCGGGAAGCAGCACGTCGGAAATCCACGCCTTGCAGGCTTCGTGCTTGGTGAGCGTGGCGTTCAGGAATGTTTCCGAACCGCCCATCAACTGAATCTGCGCCAAGGTGGTTGGGTCGTATTCGCCCTTGATCTGGCGCCGGCAATCGAGAATCCGCGTCTCGATCTCCGTCTTGGCATTCCTGGCGGCTTCCCAGCACGTCCGGATGTACGCGGCCAGGGCGGACGTTACGCTTTCCTTGGCTCGGCGCGCTTCCTCGGCCTGGAGGTCCGCTTCTCTTTCAGCCGCGACGAGCTGGTCCGGGGAGACGACGCGGACCAAGCCGACGCCGCCGCCCATCTGGACCGCCCCAACAAGGGGGCCGCCCGCGGGGCTGGGGAGGCCCCTGCTTTCGGTTGCGCTGATGCCGGTGGTCATACTGGCACGAGTACAACTACCCCTGGCACCAGACGAACCGGACCCCAAAAGTTTTCATCGGCGCGTACCGGCCGGTCTCAGCTCCAAGCCCGCCCAGCGATTGGATGCTGCACCGACCGAACTCCGGAGCCAATGTCAAACCGGTGGCCGACGGCCAGCATGCGGAACGCGTCGGCCGGGTGGCTGGCCCAGTCGTGAAGCGGGTGGCTTGACCACGTTGCCAGGCGGTCGTTCCATTCCTTGCGGTAGGACCGGAGCGCCTTGAGCCCCTTGTCGCACCGGGCCTCGTCAAACCAGCACAGGGCCAGGATGCGCCGCACCGCATCAATCCCGTCCTCCACTGAAAGGCTTGGCACCACGGCAAAGCTTATTCCCATCTCGGCCGCCTTTTCTTTTCGCGACTTTCCGGTGCTCAACTCGCGGGCCTCGATGTCGTGGGGGGCGTTGTGGCTGCGGTAGCGGTACTTCTGTTCCGTCTCGCGCTGGCGCAGCACGTCGGCATAGTGCAGCAGGCCCTCGCCGGAATTCTCGTAGTAGTCGATGACGTGGATCTCGCGGCCGACATTTTGGGTGAACCAGATCACCATGCTGTCGCCAATACCCAGGTCCCACCAGGTATCCACCGGGACGGCCGGGTCGTGAGGAACCTTGCAGACGCGCCCTTGCGTTCTGACTTCGGATAACTGTGCGGCGTAATAGGCCCCCTCAATGGCCTGCTCAAACGCTTCTTCCGCGGTGGACGGGTATTCCCGGCCCATTTCCGTCCCCAGGCCGGCAACGCCCCCGGCCTTGAGATAGTACCAGGCCATTTGCCCGAGCGTCAGGACAATACCGTGATCCTGTTTCAGGCGTTTGAAGTACTCCACGTAGAACTGCGTGATGCAGACATTCGTTGGGTCAATCTCGTAGCCAGGCTCCTCGAACCAGGGGAAGAAGTGAAACTTCCAGTCCAGGGCGGTCAGGGGCCGTCCGCTCTTCTGAAGCTCCTGAGCCTTGGTGCAAATCTCGTAGAAGTCACCACCGGCGCCCCTGGCGGTGGATTCGACCACCACCACGCCGTCGCGGGGCACGGCCTCCATGGAACCGGTAATGATCTCGCGGGAGCGGGCGGGGTCCTCGGCGGCAATGCGGCCCAGCTCCGAGACGTGCAGCAGGTTGTACGTGCCGCTGCGCATGGTGGTTCGCACGCGGATCAGGCTGCCGTTGGAAAAGATCAACTCGCCGCCTTCGTTCTTGACGGTCGTGCGTTCGCTGCGGATGATCTGCGGCAGCTTTTCGTAGCCGAACTTGATCTTGTCCCGGAAGATGGCGCCGGCGTTGTCCAGGGTGTCGGCAATGATGCCGGCAGAGGTGTTCGAGTTGAACAGGCAGCGGTCCAGATACAGGTACTGGACCAGGGTTGAGAAACCTTGCTGCCGGGCCTTGAGGATGACGTTGCGGCTGTGCATTGACACATAGAACCGCCGCTGTTGACGGTTCAGCCGAAACGGGACGTTCTGCGCATCCTTGTTCTTGACGCGGTAGATGGTGTCCAAGCGCCGGAGCGGGTCGCGCAGAACCTTGCGCAGCGGGGCAAGCTCGTCTTGGGTCATCTGCTTCACGGTGCGGGAACCCCGCGGGAGGTGCCGTCAATCTCTGCCAGCAGCTCCCGGAGACCGTTGACCTCAACGTCCACCTTGTCATGCACGCTCCACCCGAGCGCCTTCTCCAAGTCACGCATGGCGGCCAGGCGCTCCCCGGCGGTGGCTGATGCGTCACGGGCAATCTTCCATCGTTGGCTTGCCAGACACAGCCGGTCGATGTGCAGCCGGTCCTCGATGCTTGAACGAAGCTCCCGGATGCGGCCGCGAATACCAGCATTTCCCATCAGCCGGAGACCACTGTTGGCGGCCACCCGTGCGTTCTTGGGGTGATACCCTGCCTGCCTGTAGGCTTCAGCGGCGTTCCCCCATGCTTCCCCGGCGTAGGCCTGGGCGAACTGTTCATGGCGCATGTTGCGCAATGGACCGTTGCCGGGTGTGATTGGTTGTTCAGCGGGGTCCATGCTTTCCTCCGTCAGTGATGATTTCTTCCAGAATCGTCTCTTTTGCCTGGTCCAGCATCCCCGCCAGGTTGGATTGATTGAATTCGGCGGCGTCCATGGTTGCCCGGAACGTCTTTCCACCGCCCTCCGGCGGAATCACCACAACCAGGATTTCCGCCCCAAACTTTCCCGCCGGCCTCTTGCCCTTCACTCCCATGATCTGAATCCTCCAGTATTTGTGTTCCCGCTTCCACAATGATAAAGCCTCTTGGTCGGCTCCAGACAACCCGCGATTGAACCTTCCATCGGCCGCCAACAGCGCCGCAATCTCGTTGGATACCGGATGGGGGACCACCGGCCACGGCGGCCGGACCTCCCCAGACACAATCATCTCGCGCAGGTTCAGAAGGACGGCGCCAATGTCTCTTACCGCCCGGCTTTGTATGCAACGCCGTCCCATCTCATACTCCATGCAGTGGAATTGCCCGGCCCCAGGTGACCCAGCATTCGCGGCAGTGACCGGCCCCGGCGGGGGCGATATCCGCGGCGTCCGGTTGCGGCCCGAGGCAATGGGGACAGACTCCGGACGGTTTTTGGGTTGCGCCAGCTGCGCCAGCTTCTCTTATAACCCCTTCTTTAACCCCCCCCTTTACGGGGAGAGAGGAGGATGCAATCTGGCGCAGACGGCGCAAGTCCGGATTTGCGCCACTTGCGCCGCAACTATTTTCAACATTATCCTGTTTGTTTGGCAATTGCGCCAATTGCGCCACTGGCAAACTACGCCTTTCTGCGTTTGTGTGTTTTTCAACAAACGCCGCCGGTTTTGTGTTTTTGCTGTCGCAATTGGCACAAATGGCGCAACTTTTTTCCGCCACGTTGTCAGCCGCTGCCAAAAACCAGGAGTCCGTGACGACTATTTTTGACCTACGCCGGATCATAGCTGGGGCGCTCCTTTCCAACTACCCTTACAATTGTTGATCCACCAAAACCGAGACCGCCAGCCGGGCAGTTCCACACCATCCCGCGACGCCCGCGACCACCATGCGGGTATCGGTTGATCCGCTCGCTCAACTCCGTCAGCATCCCGGCCTTCATCCAGTTCCGCAGGATGTGCGGAATGGCCCGGCCGGAGCGCCCGCCGAAGTCGGGAACGGCGGCCTGGCACCATTCGCGCAAAATCTCGGCATGGATGAACGCCACGTCCGTGTCCGGATTGATTCCGGCCCCGGCCAGGGCGTCGCGGATCTCGTTGCGCACGGCCTCCACCTGCTCGCGCTCACCATCGGCATCGTTGAGCCGTTGCAGGCTGGTCTTCACCGCGTCGGAATAGGCGTCCAGGCTTCCGCACATCGGCGCCAGGATCTCCATTTCCCACATCCGGAACCGCGTCACCGGAACCGTCTCTTCCTTCACCCCGCGTTCCAAAATGCCGATGATGTCCGAAATCACGTTCAGGCGGTTTGCCCGGATGTAGTCCGCCACCTTCTTTGACCACCCAGGGTCAGGGGTCTCCGGCTTGGCCAGGTTGATGAAGAATGCGCGCGCGGCCAGGTCGCGGTCAATGCTGGCGCTGTTCGCGGTCATGATATAGGTCAGGTCGTTCGGGCGCGTCTCTTCGCCGCGGCCGTAGGGGGCGATTCCAGACAAGCTGCCCTGGGTGACCATGCTGGACAATGTGGGCGACTGGAAGAACCCCGTCACGTTGTCGATCAGGAACACCCGCTTTTTGCGGCCGGAGCGGGACAACAGCCGGCGCTTTACCCGGTCGCTGGTCTGCTCGTTGGTCACCTCGTTGGCGTCCGCCCACACCGGTTCCGACTGGTCAATGTCCTGGCCGCCGTAGAGATGGGCCAGCGTCTCGACCAGCTTCGTCTTGCCCGTGCCCTGGCCGTGGATGCTGTCGATGATCCACAGCGGCCGGTCAACCTTGAATCGGTAATAGAGCGGCGACGCGAACAGCGCCCGCAGCATTGCCGCATCCGCCGGCGTGGCCGGGCTGAAGAACGCCATGAACTCGTTGAAGTGCTTGGCGTCCGGCGTCGGCTCCGGCATCGCGCCATGCGTGTAATAGACATCGTCGCGCCGGGGCCAGTTCGGAACGCCGCTGATCATCTGGTAGCGCTGCACGTTTTCAACGAGGCTGGAAAACACGTGCTCCTGGCTGGCCGCACCCTCGATCTTTGCCCACTGCACCGGCTGCCCGGACTTCTCCTGAATCCAGGCGAACAGCTGCTGGGGCTCATCGAAATAGCGGATCACCCCCGACTTGCGGTCATGGTCGAACAACTGGTCGCCGATCCGCCGCGGGAACCCCATGAACCGCCGCTGCACCTCCTGAACCAACTCATTTAGGTGAATCGGTTCCTTCTCGCGAACCGTTCCGCGCGGTGAATCCCGGTCAACTACCCGGAAGTTGCGGAACGGAACAGCGTTGCATTCCTTGGCCAACTCCTTGGTGAAGGCCGCTTCCGCTGCCGGCTGCTCCGCGGCTTCGGTCTCCGTCCAGGCTGGAGCCGCCCGGACAATTCCCGTGAACGCCTCCAGGGTGCCGCCGGCATCGCGCCAGTCCGTGAAGTCCTTGCCGGCGCCTGGCAACTCAAGCGCCCGCAGCGTGGCCACCCGTCCGGACAGCGCCTTGCACACCAGGTCACGGTGTGCGCGGCCCGCGGCGTCCTTGTCCACGATCACGCAGACGTTGGCATGCTCCAACGTGGCGGTGTAGCTGTCATGCCACTTGCCAGCGCCCATGGGCGACGTGGTGGCACACGGCCCCCAGGCGGCCAGGTTGTCGGCGTCTTTCTCGCCCTCGCACAGGAACACCCAACGGCCCTGTTCCTTGGCAGACAGCACCTCCGGCAACCGGTACAGCACCGTCTCCACGCCGTCCATGCTGGGCCGCCACTCGCCAGCCACATATCCGAACTGGACGAACGCTTTTGGCTCATACCGCACCGTCTTGTGCAGCGGCTCTCCGTCAGCGTCCGTGTAGACGTACTCCGCAACCTTGTGCCGGCGCTCCCTGGCCTGCGTCTTGGCCGTCAGCCCATAGAGCTGCCCCAGGAACTCTTGGGTCTCCATGTAATTGGCGTCATGCGGAAACAGCGCCTTCTGCGCCAGCTTCAAAACGCCGCCCTTTTCCTTGGTAACGTGGTCATACCAGCCCTCCTTGGTGACCGCGAACGAACCGCTGTCGGCGCCGGCACGCCACGGACAATTGAACCGCCCCGGCGACACCTCGACCGCGCCGGGAATGCGCTGGCGCATCAAATCCAGGCAGTCGGCCGCCGCCTGAATCTCATCAAAGTCGTACATCGGCATGGCATTGCTGCTCATCCGAACACCTCCTCTTCGGTCGGCATCCGCTCCGCCACCGGCTCGGGCGCGGGCTCCGCCTTCCGCCCCAGCTCCTGCAACACCGTCTGCTTGCCAGCCACACGGTTGATCCCGCCATAGAATGCGTCCAGCTCTCCGCACACCACACATCCGGCCTTCGCCCGGGTCACGGCTGTGTAGACCAGCGCCCGGTTCAGCATGTGGACATGCTTGCGCAGGCAGACGAACACCACCCGGCGCCACTGGCTCCCCTGGGACTTGTGGACGGACAGCGCCCAGGCGTGGACAAACTCCTTGGCCACATCGCGGTCGAGCAGCAGCGGGCCGGCCTCGCGGGCGCGGTCCAACTCCACCCAGGCGCGGCCGTCCGTGTCCACGTCCGTCACCGTGCCCATGTCGCCGTTCCACACGTCCAGGGCGGAAAAATTCTTGTTGCACATCACGCGGTCACGCTTCCGCCAGCGCTCGCCAGGCTCGTGCGGGTTGACCGCCTGCATGATGGCCGCGTTCAGCCCGCGGATGTCGCCGCTGCCGTCCTCTTCGCCGTACCGGCACGCCAGCACCACGTCCTGGAACGGATCGAGCGCGCCCGTGCGAAACCAGTTGACAATGAATTCCTGCGTCCGTTCGCCGTCGCCGGTCTGCATCATCGAAAACGTCTCGCTCTCTGTCTTCTGCGCCATTGGCCGTCGCCCCTCGCGGATGGCCAGCGCCGCGGCGTGGACGGCCTCCTTGTTGCGGTGGCAAATCTCCAGGCGCCGCACCCGGTCACGCCGCAACCGCAACAGGTCGTGGAACGGCTGACCGGCGCCCACCGGCGGCAACTGCGCGTCGTCTCCAACCAGGATCAGCTGCGGCGGTTCCTGGGCGATCACGTGCGCCATGAGATTGCTGTCCATCATGGACGCCTCGTCCACGATCAGCGGCACATTGAACTTCGCCGCAATGGCCCCGCGGAACTCCTCGCCGTCGTACCCCAGGGCCCGGTGAACCGTTGACGCGTCGAACCCGGTCGCCTCCCGGAGCCGCGCCGCCGCCTTGCCCGTGGGGGCCGTCAACATCACGCCGCCGTTGCGGTTCTCGGCAATGGCCTTGATGATTGACGTTTTGCCGGTGCCGGCGCCGCCCGTAATGATGATGTCGCCGCCGGCCGCCGCAGCCATGATGGCGTCAATCTGAAATTGGTCATACTGCAATTGCATCGTCTTTTACCCCTTTTTTGAACACGTAATTGCCGGACGAGCCCATAACCGTTGGAACCTCGCCCACTCCCGCGACTTTTCGCCCATCTCGTCGAACATGGCCATCGCCATCGGGATGAAGCCTGCGTCCATCGCCTGCATCATCCGTGTGTTTGCCGCCTCCTGCGTATCCCCCGGCCATCCGCATAGGACGTAGCATCGCAGGGCGTGACTGGCGGTCGTGAACCCAGCTTCGCGCATGACCTTTCCGGCAACCCGCAACGGCTCAAGGTCGTCGGGGGTGTCGTAGGCGAAGAAAAGCTGCTTTGGTTTCAGCTTTCGAAGTGCCTCGGCGTGCCACGGTTTGAGCCGAGCCGCCTCAAGTCCGCCGGTGAATTGCGGCCGCCGCGCCTGCCTCGCCAACATCGAGAAAACGGCGCGGATATGCCCGTCAGAGCACGCCAGTAGATTGTCATCGAGAACGTTCCATCCGTCACGGATTGGCAACTCCCGGACGACATCACCCTCACGCCGCCACACCGAGCAAAACCAGCACCGATTAGGGCAGCCGCGAGAGGTGATGGTATAGCCCTTTTTAAGGTACATACCCGGAACAAACTCACCGCCCGGCATCCTTGTCGCCGGCCCGCCGATCGAAACCGGAGCGACATGCTTCCATTGATACGCCAACATTTCCGCCACCGGCAAATCCCAGGAGAATGTCACCGAGACATGAACCTCGTCGGAGACATCGAACAACCCCGGCCCCCTCCCCACTACCGCCAGTTCATCGTCCGGGGTGGCACGGGTTCGCCGAGGAAAAACGCGGATAATTTTTTTGTCATTATCCATTAACGATCCTCCTGACGAAATCGCCGCCAGATGGCGGTCTCGTTTTGGAAGTCTGCGCTACGGGCCACCCATTGCCCGGTCACCACCACCGCCCCGGCCAGCACCAGGGCGTCCAACACCCGCCCAAGCTGGCCGGCCGCCACCGTGCAAATGGTCGCCAGCCGCTGCTCCAGCCAGCCCAGCCCGGCCAGCGTGTTGCCGGCGCGCGCGTTTTCGTCCAGCAGATACCTCACCGCCGCGGCGGCCCGGCGCGGGTCTGCGTCCTCAATCCCGAACGCCTGCCGTATCCCGTTGTCCACCGCCACGAACCCGTAACGCGGAAGGCTGGCCAACTGGAAGGGATCGGCATTCACCACCGAAACCGTCGCCACCTCCCACTTGCCCCAGGCCGTCGCCGCCATGTTGAGCGAGCAACCGTGCTCAACCAGGAACGCCACCGCCTGCGCCTGCTCCCGCTGCTCCTTGATCCGGTCCAGTGTGTCGCTCCAGCAGTCGCGGGCCTTGGCCGTCAGCCCCTTGATGTCCAGGTCGCGGGCCGCCGGCCATTCCTCGCCATACCGCGCCCAAATCTTTTCCGCCGTCGCCTCGCCCATGCCGTCCGTGATCGACACCGCATACGTCAGCAGCGCGCGCTTGCTCTCCGGCACGTCAATCATTGCCGTCTTGAACACGAATTCATCCGCGCCGTTGTAAGTCGATTTCTTCCAAGTTCCCTCCAGCTTCAACGCATCCCCGAGCTTCGGCTCCCAGGCAATACAGCCCTTCGCCGTGCCCTTGTCCGTCCGCAGGATAGCCCAACCGTCATCCGCCTTGCGGAACATGATCCGTTCCACAACGGCGCGGATCGTCTCAACCTTCGCCGTCGCCATCGTCTTTCCCTTCCATCAACCTTTTTTTGCGCTCCAAAAGAATCCGCCAGCACAGCCCGGCCGCCGCCGCCTGGTTGCCGCAGAACACCACCGCCACGCCGTCCAGCGTCAACTCCGCCACGCGCCGAAGCACCAGCGGCGGCTGGATCTCCGGCGACGCGTACTCATGGCGGATCACGTCCATCCATTCCGCCTCAACGATCACCACGCGTGCGGGAAAACTGGCCTCTTGCATCCGCGACAGCTCGCGGCGGAACCTGGCCCAGCCCGTCGTCACCGTTGAAACAAAATCGTGCAGGCTCTTGCGCTCAACCGCAAAAGCGAAGTCGCCGGCAACTGCATAGTCGCCGGCGACCAACGTCCCCCGCGAGCAGGCCGCCAGGTCGCCAAACGACCATGGGGTCTGCTCGCGGGTGTCAATGACAATCTCCAGGCGCGTGTCCATCAGAACGGGATATCGTCCATGCTGGCAACCGCCTGCTCCGTCGTCTGCCGCACCGCCACCGGCGCCGCCGTTTTCGCCGCCGCCCTGGCCGCCCGCGCTTCCGGAGACGGCCCGGTGCCAACGATGCTGGCGAAGATGCTCGCCGCCTCATCCGGCGGCAGCTCCTCACGGCCCGGAGGATTGACGAACTTCACCTTCAACCGCTCCACGTCGTTGTACGTTTCGAACTCGCACACGAACCGGGCCTGCTTGCCTTCCAACTCCGGCGTCAGCCGGGCGGGATTGATCAACCCGTTCGCGTCCACCGACATCCCCAGGCGCGCCAGCGTCTCCATGCTGACCTCCGCCAGAGTGCGACCGGAGTTGCGCCCCTTGTTCATCAGCGTCCGCGTGAACATCTGCTCGGCGTTGATGACGTATTCCACACCGTCAATCGTGACGTAACCCGGAAGCACCGCGCTCATGCGATGGGTGTCGCCATCCTTTTCCGCCAGGCGCGTCCAGTGCGCGCCCCGGATCGTCACCAGGAACTCGCCTTCCTTCTTCAAATACTCGGCCATGGTCTCTTCCCTTTCCTTACCGTGATGCCACTCGGGTTTCGATGCGCAACCGGACGCCGGGGATGTTCGAGAATCCCGGATCGTCCTTCAACTTCGCCAACAGCGCCGCTTCGTTCGACTTCACATCCTCGCGGATAAGCGCTTCGGAAATCACCAGGAACCGGCGCGGCACCTCGGCGGAGTTGACCACCTCGAACGCCACCACCTCCTGCGTGCGGACACCGCAGACTGTCGCCGCCTTCGCCACCGGCGCGGCGTCGGGGACAACCACCACCACCGGCGCGGCGTTCCCGTCGCCCAGCAATTCCGCCTCGGCCGCCTGACGCTCAACCTCGGCCTGGATCCTGTCCCGGCGCTCCGCTTCCGCCGCGCGCTCTTCCTCTTCCTGGCGCCGGCGCTCCGCCATCACGAACGCGCCGACCAGCCCCTTCAGGCGCGCCTCCTCGGCAGCCAGCGGCGCCGACGCCTCATCCGCTTTCGCCTTGATCAGCTTCTGCGCCTTCAGAAACGGCGCCGTGATCTGCGTCCGCTGCTTCTCCAGCGCCGACGCGCTCTTGGCCAGCGCCCGGATCGTCTCACCCGCGGAATCCGCATCCGCCGCCGTCGCCACCGCCGTGATGCCGGAGGCCCGCGCCACCAGGGCGTCCCGCTGCTCGAACCAGTCCGCTGCGATGGTCACCGACGTGGACACATCCGGCAGCAGGATCATCAATGCTTTGCTGTTGCTCACCGTTTGGATACTCCCTTTTTTTGCTGTTCAGTTCAGGCGGCCTTGTCGATCTTGCGCGACGCGATCACGGCGGCAATGGCGTCCCGGTGACCCTGAACGATCTCCGGCCGGGCCGACTTCGCCACCACCTCCAGCACCGCCGTCTCCAGTTCGTCCCAGCGCTTGCCCGCGATCTTGCCGATGGGCGCCACGCCGAAGTCCACCACCTCCGCCGCCGTCGCCTCAATCGCCCCGGCCTTGTCGGCCGGCGTTGCCGCGGACACCGCGCCGGAAGCCGGCTGGGCAAGCGCTTGCTCGGAAGGCTTGACCGACGCTGGGGCCGTCGCCGTCATCCCGGCAGGCTTGGCCGGCGCTTCCCGGCGGGCCGGCGGCGCATCGAAGTCGGCAACCTCTTCCGGTGTGTAGCAACCCGCATTGACGCCGGGGGCCAGAAGCCGGACGGACTTTGACACCAGGCGCGCCCACAGCATCGCGTAGGGCGTCTTCGCCCAGTTGTCCTTGACCGTCTTGCCGTCCTTCTTCAGCGGCCACCCGGCCTTCAGCGCCTGCTCCCAGGTCACTTCCAGCTCCTGGCTGTTCTCGCCGAACGTGAACAGCGCCGCCGCGCGCGTGTCCGAGTTCTCGCGGATCACGTACTTGCCGCCGCGCGCCACGAACTCCGCCAGCATCGCGTCCGCCCGCATCGACGGCGTGCCCTCGACCAGGTGATACGTCCGCTTGAACTGAAGCGGGCTGATCTTCTCCGACATGCACGTCAGCACCAGCACGGCCCCCTGGCCCTGCTGCGTGCAGCCGAACATTCCAGAGCGCTCGAACAGCTCGCCCAACTGCACCACGTCTGCCATGCTCCGCGCCGGGATCATGCCCGAGTGGTCAATCGTTGCCAGTGCGTTTTCCATCTGCCGTGTTCCTTTTTTTGGGTTAGTTGCCGGCTTTGGCGACCGCGGCCGGCGCGCGGGTGGTAGCTTTCGTTCGCCGTTTGGAAATGCCCGGTGCCTCTGCGGGGGAAAGGGGCCGCTTCGGCTTATACCTGCCGCCGGGCCGGCAGTTTGGGGGGAATCAGTCTTCGAGGACGTTCGGATCGGCCATGAGACCCGCCAGGTGGGCGGCCATGGAATCACGCGATTCGAACTTCAGCAGGGTCGCCCAGTTGTGGGACATGTCCGTGTACCGGATACGCATGCTGGCTTCGTCCACGCGGATGACCATCGTGAACCCAGCCCCGGACAGCGCCTCAAAATCGCGTACCAGCGAATTGAAGCGGATCACTCCGCCGTCGTACAAGTCTTCAAGCTTGCGTTTTGCTGACGCTTTCGTGGTAAAACCCAAAGCGTCGAATTTCTCCGATCCGATACCCGCCAGGAAAACGGTTTTCTCATCCGTCCCCAAGTACGCCGCCGCAAACCCCTTGGCCGCCAGTTTCCTGGCGTTGCGGGCGTCGCGGGCATTGGCCGCGTCAGCCTCGTCCGCCATGTGGAAGTCCGGGTCGGTCGGTTCCGCCGGCTTGTCCACGTACAGCTTGAACGCCTCGCAATCGCATCCCTTCATCACGCAATCGCCGATGCAGTTATTCCCGGCGTGCTGTGATTTGAGATGTCCGCATTCGCACACCAGGGACAGACCGGTGTCGGGATTCGTGTTGGCATTCGCGGCGTCGGCGTCATCCGACACCTCAAAAGCGTCGCAACTGCACTCCTGGCAGTCCGTGCCCTTGTCGTCGCCGTAGTGTTTGCTCTTCACGTGCCCGCACTTGCACAACGGGTTGTGATTGGGAGCATGGAGTTCTCCAGCCCCCAGCATCCGCACCTGCCCGCCGGCGTCCAGCTTCCGCGCCGTGTCGTCAATGGCCCCGGCGCCCTCCGACTCGGCATCTTCCAGTGGCAACTCCGGCTGCTCGAAGTTCACCCGGACGTCATCGAAGGCGTCCTTGTGCTTCATCTTCCGCGTCCACTCCATGGCCGTGGAGATCACCCATTCCCCGTCGTTCAGCTCCAGCCCGATCTTCAGCGTCGCATCGAGCTTGTTGTCGCCGCTCTCCGCCAACTGCTTGCCCAGGTCGCGGATCATCAGCGGCAGCGACGATTCCGCCGCGTTGCCGGCAGCGTTCCGCATCCGCTCCCCGAGCTGGTTGATCTGCTCCTGTGTCAGTTCCTTCATCATCCGTTTGCCCTTTTTTTGCTCACCCCCGCGGCCCCATGCCGCAGAGAAAACAACTGCACCCGAAACTCTTCCCACAGCCAGCGCCACCAGGGCCGGCGGCTGCGGTTGATTACCTCCTGGAGCCCCGCCAGAGCATGGCGAAGTCCGGAGATTTCAGCGTCACGACACTCAAGCAGCGATTGCAGGCGCTCTACGTCGAGACGGGTGTATCCCGTCAGGTGGGTCTCGTAGCTCATGCCGCGCCCCCCGTCATGCGGACGATCCAGGCATGCGCCCGCTTAACCGCCCACTCCACGCCCAACCCCACGAGCACGCACAGAAGGAAGAGGAACAGCACGCCCAGCGCGTTCTTGAGGATGAACAGCATTCCAAGTATCCAAGCCATCACGCGACCTCCTTGTTTTGGAGCCCCGGTGCCATCCCGCGAAGATGAAGAGACGCGGGCGGCTTCTCGGCCGCCGGGCCGGCCGCCTGGGTAGGATCAGAAAAGGATGCCATCTTGTGGTCGTAGCCGAACCAGCGCAGCGCGTCGATGACCTGCTGCCTGGTCGGGCGCCACTCGCCGACGCCCCGGCATGTCACGGTTAGTTTTGCCACTGGTTCACCTCGCTGTTTGAGTTGCCCGGTTTGGCGGTGGCGCCGGGCGCTCCATTCGTAGTTGCCCCCGCCCTTCTTTTTTTTAGCCGGAGCCGTCGCCGGAGCCGTCGCCGGAGCCGTCGCCGGAGCCGGAGCCGTCGCCGTAGCCGTAGCCGTCGCCGGAGCCGTCGCCGTAGCCGTCGCCGTAGCCGTAGCCGGAGCCGGAGCGAATCACCGCGTCCATACTGGCACCTCGTCAATGCTGGCCCTGGCGGCCGGAGTCATGTCGATGATCTCGATCGCTTCCGTCAGCACGATGGCCGACACCGCCATGGGGAACCGGCAGTCTCCGGGTTTGCTGGTGCCGCGCTGGGCCAGCTCCGACAGACTCGCCGCCCCCGCCCACTGCCACAGTCGCCGCGCGTTGGCCAGCTCGACCTCCTTGCCCTCGCGCTTTACCAGCCGCCCGGCGAAGCAACCCGCCGAGTACGTCCGCACGATGACCCACTTCGGGGCCGCTTCCTTCGCCTTCTTGACCTGCTTCTGGATTGCCATTTTCCCGTCTCCTTTGTTTCTCTTCTTCCTCACCGCCCCCGAACGCCGGGGGCGTGTGCTGCTACATACTTTTAGGGTAAAATTTTTTACCCCGGTGCGGACTTGGCAACGGCCTGCTTTTGGGCGGCGGCGGGGACCTTAAGCGCCTTGCCGAGCAGCTCGGTTGCCAGCACGGAAGCCGGCTTTTCGGCCTCAAGCGCTTTGAAGCGGAGCGCCTTATAGACGGCGCGACTGACGCGGACTTGCCAAAGTTGCTTCACGGGTGTATCCTTTGTTGTTTTGTTACGCGGCTACATGGGTCAATGTATGCCATTGCACACGGCTTGCAAGTAACGTTTAAAAAAAAGTGTCAAGCCCCCGGAAATGGCCAACAAGTTTTCAACTGAGCTGACCATAGACGACGCGGTGAAGCGTGCACTGTCTATGGCCATTGATCGAGAGGGCGGACAACGCGCGTTTGCGGGCAAGGTTGGAGTTAGCATTGCCATGCCGGGACAGTGGCTTGGCGGTGGGGCTCGGATCATCAAATCCATCTCCTGGGACACCTGGGAGAGCGTCTACCCGAAGCTGCGCGAGTGGCTCCCACCCGATCCGCGCTACCTGCCCATGTCCAAGCGCACCGGCCTGGTCGTCCCTGTCGCGGCTGCTTCCCGCACCTGCAAGCTCTACGGCCTGGCCCAGTGCGCCGCCTCCGGGCTGACCTGGGGCGACCACCCGCCAGACAACGAATACGCCCTCGAAGACGTGCCAGTCCCCCCGGAACTGGACGGTGTGAAGCGCGTCGCCGCCTTCCGCGCCGTGGACACCTCCATGGCGCCCCGGATCAACGAGGGCGACATCCTCTATATCGACCCGGACGCCGCGGTGTCACCCGGAAACGTGGTGCTGGTCAAGTACGACTCATGCGTGGTCTGCAAGCGCTGGCGGCCGTCGGCCAATGGAAAGACCGTGGTACTGGCCAGCGACAACCCCGAGGCGGAACCCATCGTGGTGACTGCCGGCGAGGTCGAATGGCGCTACCGCGTGGTCATGAGGATCACCAGGGAAGTGATGTGAGGGTAGAGAATAGGGCTCATTCCGCGCTAACCGGTGGCGGCCCGGATCGCCGTCAATTATGAGTTAAAGGGGTGGAGGACAAAATGGGGTTCGTTGACTTTCTTCTCGCCGGGCCAAGAATTGAAGACATTAAAATGGCCTATGTTGGCCGGTATGTTTTCAATAAAATTAATGATTCCAAGCAAAAAGAAAACATATATTGGCATGCTAATGAAAAATTCAATTACGCCTATAATTCTGGAAACAAATTTGAAAATGATTATCTGGAAAAAACAGAAATGAGACTTCAATTCATTGCCATTGCAATGGCAATGATGGAAATTGGAATAGACCATGGACTTAAAAACTATCAATGGAGGTGGATTAAAAAACCCGCCCTGGTTGTCATTTATGGAAATGAGCTATGGGAAGTTGCCGTAGTATCACTTAAGCAAAGAAGCGGAATATCCGTAGAGTATATCCCACCTGATATAATAGGCAATGAAGTTGTGATGCCGAAACACTGAGCACGTCCCGGTGCATAAAATGAATGGGTAGGATACCATGAACAAACTCTTTATCTCCATATTCATATTGTTGACCGTATTCGCGGCCACCTCCCACGCCCAAACCTATGTGCGCGGCTACTACCGAAGCAACGGCACATACGTTGCCCCGCACACGCGCAGCGCGCCAGATAGCAACCCGTACAACAACCTTGAGCCGGCGCGCACGTCCGTTCCGTCCTATGGGGCGCCGGCCGCTCAGCCTTACCCGTCCCTTGGCTACGACGAAGGCACCGGCAGCAACCCGCGAAGCGTCCGCGTCCGTGGATACACCTCCGACGATGGGGCGTATGTCGCCCCCCACTACCGTTCCGCCCCGGATCGTTCGGAAACAAACAACTGGTCTACCCGTGGAAACCTAAACCCATACACCGGGGACGCGGGAACGGAGAGGACTGGATCTGATACGCTTTACCCGTCGGGCCCTACCAGCCACCATAGAAGTGGTTCCCTGTTCGACTAATGGGGCAGGCAGCCGCCATGAATGAATCAACGGCCGCCGTCATCCTGGCACAGCGCCAGCGCCTGAAGCTAGGCCAGGCCGAGTACGGCCGCCTCTACGGGGTAGCCCCGGCAACCGTTTGCCGCTGGGAGCGCGCACAGAAGGCGCCCAACCGGCGCCGGTGGGCGTCCATCATAGACCGGGACCGGCGGGACGGCGTGGCCGATGAACGGGGGGTCCTTCCTTTCTCCCTGGTCGTGACCATAGGGAACACCGTTACCACCATTCCCTACACGCCTGGAGATGAAGTTCGGTTCAAGCTCATTCCAACCGGGAAACCACCATGCGCTACCTGATCTACGCCAGAGTAAGCCCCAAAGGCTCGTCCTGGGACGGCGGTGAAACCACCTGCGCCGACCAACTCCGGCAGTGCCGCGAGTTCATCCTCGCTCGCGACCGCGCCGCCACCTTCACCGAAGTCACCGACGAACTCAAAAGCGGTGGCAACCTCGACCGGCCTGGTATTGCCCGCGTCCTGGCCGACCTGCGCGCCGGCCGGGCCGCCTGGGACTGCATCGTCTGCCGCCACCTCGACCGGCTCACCCGCTCCCTGGCCGACGCCATGCCCCTACTGCGCGACCTCCAGGAGCAGGGAAAGGCCCTCATCTGCATCACGCAGAACCTCGACCTCTCCGGCCCGGCCGGCCGCGCCATGCTGCACATGCTCCTGGTCTTTGCCCAGTTCGAGCGCGAGATGGGCAGCGAGCGCACCCGATCCAAGATGATGAGCATTGCCCGCGCCGGCGGCTGGCCGCCCGGAAAACCGCCGCCAGGCTACGTCCGGGCCGCAAAGAAAGACAACACCCTTAAGGTGGACCCCGTAAAGGCGGTCATCGTGCGCGACTTGTTCAGATCATACGCCAACGGCGCATCGGTGCTTGAGCTTTCCCGCCGGCACCACTGGCCCAAGACCAACGTCGAATCTGCACTGCACAACCCCTGCTATCTCGGGAAAATCCGTTACGCCGACCAGGTTTTCCCTGGCCGGCATGAGGCGATTATCACAGAAGAAGAATGGAACGCCGTGCAGCAGCGCCTGCCGCGGGTAGAGCAGGGGGCCCCAAGGCGTGCCGCCCAACGATACCCATACCTGCTTCCAGGGCTGGTCAAATGCCACTGCGGCCGCACCATGACCGCATCCAGCGCGCGCGGCAGGCACGGTGGCATCTTCGGATACTATCAGTGTACGGATTCTGACTGCGCGAACCGTGTCAGTGCTGCCGAACTGGACAAGCACATCCTCGACGTGTTGGCATCCTTCCGGGCGGCCCCAGGCGTCATCGACGCCTTGCTTGCCGAGCTTGACGCCGAACGGGCCCGCTCCGTAAGCCGGCCGGATGAAGAGGCTCGCCAAGTCCGGGCCGCCCAGGCGGACGCAAAGCGGCGGGCCGCCAATCTGCTGGACGCCTTCACATCTGGCTTGGTCGCCCCCGAGAACGCCCCCACCATCAACGCCGAGCTGTCCCGGTTAAATGGCGAGGTTGCGCGGCTGGACGGAGAGCTGGCGCGAATCGCCCGCCAGGCGGACATGGATGGTGCCAAGTTTGACATGGCAGCCGAGGCCGTCC